CATCGTAAACACCGCGCTCCTCGATCTGCGCCATCTGTTCCCGGATGACCTGGAGTTGATTCTTGAGCGAAAACGTCTCCGCTGATGAGAGAACTTTCATCGGTTAACTCCGGGCCTATCGATAAACGTATTAACGTTTAACGGAAGAGGTGTTATAAGTATTAAGTTCTTAATAAGCTTATAGCTTATAAGCTTATAGTTACGTTCTGAACATATGTAAGTGACTGATTTCAAATGATTAGCTACGGGAGTTTTATTTCTTTTCTACAAATTAACGTTAATGGGTTAGTAGCCGCCATGCCGTTGGATGTACTTTTTAGCAAAAACTCCAAACTGTCTGAACTGCGTTTCGTAGGTCGGTTTATGCTCTCTCAAAGTCCCGACCAATTTTACAGCATGCAACACAGTGCTGTGGTCTTTATCCCAGAAATCCGCAACCGCCGGGCTGCTGTACCCAGCGTTTCTTCCCAACCACATGCACACCGATCTTGGCCAAACTAGGCGGAGTGATCGACTCTTTGACTTCAAGTCTTCTATGGACACACCCCAGTAATCGCTTGCCGCCTCTGCCCATAGGTTCAACAACCGGGGGGAAGTGGGCGGAATTTCGGGCCAACCTTTTATCGATACTTCTACTTTAGCTTCCATAATTCTAGCGCATCAGCGACTGAGTCGGAGTTGCGGTGTCTCAATTTAACGACCAACCACTCGATGTTTCCTCGATCCAGATCCTCAATCATGTTGTGGAGAATCCACGTTTCATCTGTCACCCGATCTGTTCCAATTCGACACGGCAGGCTGAACGGAACCGCGCCCAGTCGCTTCGCTTCGTCCTCACTTATCGCTTTTTCCTGTAGGTTCATACTTCTTCGATTCTCGCCACAACGCATTCGCCGCCTGGAACAGTCGCCAACCTCGTTGGAGTTCTGGCGGCGACCAAATCTTCTGGGCTACCGGGAGAGGTGTTGACCGGTTTATTACCAGACTTATACACATCGGATTCGGTCGCATCGTCTTCCGATAGGCGGCCAACTGATGAACGTAGGTGTCTCTAAAATCTGGCTTTTTCCCCGCATACTCCTGTGTTTTGTAGTCGATAATGACGTTGCCCCGGATACCTCGCACTTCGGCTATCAGATCAATCGTCCCACCGAACCCCCAGCGGTTACTCACAACCGTCTTCTCGACGGCAATCACCCGGATGATGTGTTCATGCGTCCACCGGACATAGGTCTCCAACCACGGCCAGATTTCTGGGTCTTTCGACTCATCGAACTTGCCGAGGTTGAACTCCTCGATGGCTTTGTGAACCCGGTTACCGAAGTCCAGGATCTTGTGTTGATCGATCTTCGCATAACCGTGAATGCGGTCGATGTAGTCACGCTCGTCTTCCCCGGCGATATGCGGGTTCTCGATGCATTTCTTCACCATCTGGTCGCACTTCCACTTGGTCAGATGCGTCTTCTCGACCATGCCCAGAATCCCGCTCACCGATGGCACCAGGTTCTGTTTTCGCGCATGACGCAGTGTGGTGTTCTTGCCGTCAGGTTGAACGTGGCAAGCCTCCCCGGTCAGCGTGTACCAGTGCTGACCGGAGGAGGTGATCTTCTTGGATTCCGGGACAATCATGTCACTTGTTAGCTTGTTCTTTTTTCTTCTTTTCTTGGTGTTGTCCCAGGCAATAATTCATGTAATCCGCTTTGTCGAACGCGCCGCTCGGCTTGATATCCGCATCAGTCGGCATTGCGGTTGCGATGTTCGCATAGGTTGATTCGCCTTTAACTTTGTGAACAACATTTATCGCTGCCGTTTTCCCAACGCAGGACGCCTGCAGGTCTACCAATCCGCGATTATTCCTGACTATTTCAATCCCCCAACCATCTAAAAATGGCTTGAGGTTGCCTTTCTCGCTCATCGTGCAGTTAACCTGTTGCGTCAACCGAAACGGTTGATTGTCCGATTTTAGGTTTTCCGACTCGAATATAAAACGAACTGCCGCTTGTCCTCTTCGATCTGGGTAGTCTTTGTGTGGCGGGAGTAGACGCGCCCCAATTGCGCCTTTTTCCGCGTCTTTGTTTAGCTCAATTCCGTAGGACTCGCCCACATCGATCACCGCAACACACACTGCGTCTTGGACGCTCTTCGGGGCTAATTCGCCCCCACTTGTTTCTTGTATTATCATTTTCGTTTTTGTTTTGTGCGGTTCATCCGCAAAAGTTCGCCTGGGAGGAGAAAGCCCAAAAACCCCCCAGGCCGGTATGTGGGAACATGATCAAGACCCGCATACCAAATCCGTTTGTTTTAAAATTCTGAACCAATCCGAGGCCCGGACGGTTACGTTCCAATCGCAGTTCGACCGTTTATGA